AAGCTAATCTTATCTAATGCATATTGTAGTTTGACAATACCTGTAGGTGGAGTCTGCGCCCCACATACGGAGGCAAATAGTAAGACTACAATGAGCGAAGCGAATAGTTTACGCATGATTGATTGTAATGATTGAGGCTCCACCATCACTACGAATCCATGCAGCAGATACGGGTGAAGTAGCAGCAGCCCATGTTGATTGGTCATTAGACCATTGAATTGTGCCAGCACCCTGGTCTGTAAATGCCCAATTACCAGACGGTAAGGCATACACAGTTCCAGAATCCATCGTAAACGGTCTACCGACGGGGATTGTTTTAGTGTATGCCATTACTTTCTATCTCCGTCTCCAGGTTTGTATTCTTCCCATCTAACAGATTCTTTAAGATGTCTATCAACCATATTATTGATATCTTCTTTACGGAGCTGATTACGCTCTACGTTTTCGAGTAATGAAATGAGTCGATAATTACTTTCACTATTTTTAACTTGTGCAGCAGTATTTTCTTTGATAACATTCATTAGTAATTCAGCAGTGGTTCGCCATAATTCAGTAAATTGTTTTACATCCTTCCTATAAAACATGAACATGAATCCAGCAAGTATGCCTCCTACCCCTAGGGTGATGAGCCACTTAGTGAATTCTACTTGCTCCATTGCCGTCATTAATCCTTAGCCTGTATCACTTGATACGTTGATTCCTCGCGTTGCTGTGGAGCATAGAATACAAATGCTGGACCACCACCTGTATTAACTCCACCAACACCGTTAGCTTGTTCAGGTTCTACATTCTTAATTACTTGTGACATATCCCGGGCTATGCCTGCTATGTCACGAGCTTTAGCTGATGCTAATTTATCAGGAGTTAGATTAGTTAAGGCGAGCATAAGCTTCGCACGCGCACGCTTAGCTATACGTTCTTTCGCACTAACGATTGTATTTCTATTGGGTTGCTCATCATATGATGCTGTGGATGTAGCACCATGAGCATATGCTGACGCAGCTGAGGGAGATATACCGAAGTTCTTAGCTAGTGCTACTGCCTCTTGTCTTCCATCAGTTACACTAGTTTCACCAATGATTTGTCGTAAAGAATCAGGAACATTAACGTCACCCTCTTTACGACCTGGTCTAGTAATGTCAACTATTTGAGCTACGGGAATAGACTTCGGTTTAGGATTGACACAATCCGTAAGGGCTGAATCAAATTCCTTATCCGAAACTATTCCCATACCCATTACTGTTCGCTCCAATCCTGGAGTAGTTCCTTAATTTTAGCGAAAGTCTGAGCCTGTTGCTGAGTATCTCCCCCGCCCTCACGTAATGCCTGTTGAATGCCAGGGTATAGTGTGGAGACATGCTTATCATCTCCATCACCTACAGTTGCATCAGCCATTATCCTTGCATTGTGTTCCAACACTTTTGCTAATGCTGGTGATGGCTGAACTGGTGTAGTGGCTGGCTTAACAGGTGGAGTGGGTAGTGGAATGGGAGTGATAGGAGTTAATCCCGGCGAAGCTGTAGGCATAGCCACTACAGGCATAATGGGATTAGCAGGAGTAGGGTCAGCTATGTTTTTAATAATCGGAGCCCCAGTTACGGGGTCGATTTCTATGTTAGCCATTAGCTGATAGTAAGAGTCCAGGTCGTTCCGGACTTAGTAGCAGTAACCGTAGTCGCAGCGTTAACACTCACTTCCTTACGAGTATTACCCTGCGCATTCGGCTGTGTGAAATAGAGCATATTCGTTTCAGCATTAATAGTGAACTCAGAGACACCAGTGAATACACCAGCAGTTAGTGTATTACCGGGTCCAACTGTTCCGGTGACTGTAACGGTTGCTGACATGATGTATCCTTGAAATATTGTTTGACTTTTCAGTCGAGAAAATGCCAGCGTCAGACTACCATAGTCCAGACTGAAAGTCAAATTATTCGATGGTTATTTTATTTTTCCCAGGAAATATCAGGGTAGTTATAAAAGGGGACCCATATATCTTTCCCATGTCAGTTGATTGCTATATCCCCGCAGAAATGTGCACATATGAGACTCTACGTGCAGGCGTGTATGGGGGTGTGAAGGAACCTATGGGCAATGATGTGCACATGTTGCATATAAATACACAGAAATTCAAACATACGTTCACAATTACACATAGCTATACATAGCCTCGCATTATGACGTGACATAGAGTGTCACCTGTAAACCCTTGAGAATAAAGGACTTGCCACATTGTGTCACTCATGGTGACAGATAGTGTCAGTGCCCATTCACAATACTATACATCACTGCACATCCTGACATAATATTATGAGCCTGAGAACATGGCATCGCGTATGCTTTATATATGGTTGTCGGGCAAGTGGCAAGGGGCCAAAGAAAATCGGAGGTAGGGGCAAGAAACCACTTGACACGCGCACGGCACTGTGATACACTCGTTTCTGTTAGGGGCGATGTTGCCCACTACTAAGGACACTCAAATGCAGACAAAGACTGGCAAGTTTACTTTCGCTATCCCTGAAGGCCACGCGCAGGCCGGCGAGAAAATCGAAAAGACCTTTGAATACAAGGTCTGTGATAATGAGGCGGAGGCTAATGCTGTAATCGCTGAGAAAAAGTGGTCAGTGGTTGCATTGGTCAACGATAATCTCAAGGCCAATTCGCGCAGCAATGCGTATCAGGCTGCGCTACTGCCGTATCGTCCTTCGGAAGTTTCGCCCGAGGAAATTCAGGAGCGTATGGTGCGCGATTACATCCGCCTGGGTATTCCGGAAGATACCGCGCGCAAGCAGGTTGCCGCACTTCTGGCGATGGCTGCTCAGGCTCAGTAACACTAACGGAAGTGGGGCCAGAACATCGGCCCCACAACCATAATTGAGGTATAACTAATGTGGACTGAACGCGCGAAGCATACTTTCTTTTGGGCAATCTATCTCATTGGATTCTGTTCTGGAATCTACGCAACAATCGCATACAACATGATAGGAAAGGGGTGAAATTCCCCTCGCACATACAGTAATCGCTTACTGCACTGTCCAATTGTGCGAAGTTCAGGATACCTGAAGTCCTATTGCTTACTGCACAAATTAATATTATAAGTAACTTCCGTTAGTTTCGCCTCATAGCGAAAGTCTCGATAGGCGCCTCGCACAGCCGACTTCACGGGCGCTGCCTTACTTCTCCCTTTCCTCGCAAATAACTCTCTCTATAACTCCATTCTGTTAATCCTAGGGGCATTCTAGGGCTCATTCCGTCCAGTAGATGCACACAATGGCGCAGCCACTATAATATTATAATCATTGCTACCATTATTTTATTAAAGATGCGACAAAACAATGCGCCAACGTTATAATATTACCTGTATCCTACAGATTCTAACCGAATACTATCCAGTTTCTGCCCGGTTCCTACCCGCCTCCTACCCTGCCGGATTGGGGTCAAGTGGTTCAAAATGAACGACTTACGGCGAACCCCCTCTGACTCCCCTTTTCGTTAGGGGGCCTCAAAACCCACTTTGACCCCTTGTCAGGTTCGGTGTTCTTGCTCTTTTATTTTTTTTTTTTTTTTTTTATATAATAATATTATACCACCGAATTTAACTCCATGTCCCAATAATGAACATGTCCTCATAATAGGTCACATGGATAGGGTTATAGGGCCTATAATAAAAGTGGGTCTGTCCCTGGGTGTGCCCTAAGTCCTTTAGATGGAGCACTTAGGCCCGATTCGGCCGGTTAGAAAAAGGCTAGAAAGTGGGCAGAAAGCGGTCAGAATCTGGTTAGAAAGTGGTGGGTAGCATATTATATAATTACTTTGATAGTATGCCCTTTAGCTAGACTTTAGAGGGATTCCAGAAATAAAAGGCGAAAGTATAATAGTATCTTCGCTTTCTGTTCACCTATATCAGAAAGTCATCTGAAAGTCAGACTATTGTCAACTGTCCTGAATTTAGGACCACAATAGGTAGTGGTGACAAAAAGTGTCACACAATATAATGTGGTATCGTATCAGGTATGATTCTTGCACATTCACCAGGTGACAGCAGTCTCAAAAATAGGACAATAATATTATGACAGACAGTGTTATTAAATCTTGTGAAATAGGCGGTCCTGATTGTCAGGAAACTAATGACCTACGCACATACGGCGGAATGATTGTGTGTGGTAACTGTTACGCTATTGAAATGGGTCTACTCAAAACTAACTCTACTCCACAAGCTCAGAATGAGCGAGTTGAAGAATCTAACAATAAAATGGCCCTCGCATTAGAAGCTAGTAGGGCTGTAGATGAGAGTATAAAGGTCAGAACAGACCTATTCAATGCAGCTACCACTAGCATCATCGAGCTTAAAGCTCAAATCGATGGTAATGCAGAGATTACCAATAAACCCTACGCATTAGCCGAAGAACTGACTAAACGATTCGAGCATCATAAACAAGTGGTGTTTGAACTATCAGAGCAAATCGTAGCGGCTGGTAATTCTCAGAAGGCTATTCAGATATACCTCAATCAGTTGGCAAATAGTCTCAGAGCCGAAGAACGTGAAAAGCTCAAGATTGCCGACATCAACTATAAGCCCAATCCAGTTAAGCCTGTCAAAACACGAGCAGTTAAGACTACAGGCACTAGTAAGAAGTTAGATAAGGCTGAACTTAAAAAGTATGCAGCCGAATTGGGAGTATCTGAATTCACATTACAGATGGTATGCGTATCACAGGGCATTAGTCCTGAGATGGCTGCCAATAAACTGCGTAAATCCATTAAAGAATCATTGTCCGAAGGACAGTAATCATGCGGACTATTACAGACTATTCGCCGTGTCCATTGGATAACGGTATTATTCGTATCATACATACGTGTTATCCATTGAATCCTCTGTATCAGTGTGATATCAAGCAGTCTCACGAGCATGCTATCTGTCGCTGTGGATATCATACGGTAACTATTGACTTCACTAATAACAAACAGGGACATCTGAATACTATTGAGCCTCGCACTGCCGCTGGCTCATTGGATTAATTATGGATAGAATGATAGCTCATAAACTGTGCCGAACTGAATTGGACCGGCATGGTCTATTAGATTGGGGTATTCGTATATCGTCAGACCCTAATCAGCCATTCCTAGGATTGTGCATATACAAAGACAAGGTAATTGTCATCAATGCACATCACTGTGACATTCACCCTGATGCAGAAGTTAGAGATACTATTCTGCATGAGGTAGCCCACGCGCTTTGTCCTGGACAGGGACATAATGAAGTATGGGCTACTAAGGCTAGAGAAATTGGTTGCACTAATACTTTCCCATGTAGTCATTTGAATCTCCCTGAACATGTCATTGATGCTATTAGGTCAGGACATATGGTTGAGATTCAGGTAACTGAGAAGAAAGTAGAACAGGTCATTCGAGAAGTTAAGCATGTTGTCACGAGATTACAGGATAAGTGTCCTGATTGTGGCAAGGTAGCAGTAGAGATATTCGCCATCGAATCAGTAGATAAAGATGGTAATCAAGTTAAACTCATTACATTACAGTGTTTCCACATCATTAAGAAAATCATCCCTCGCGGCACAGCGTTTGAGTCGATGGTTTCTAATTATTGGAAACCTGAAATCGCTGCCTGTAAGCATGATTGGCCCACACGAGAAGAGGCCAAGTCCTTACATATACCGTCTAATCGTTGCCGCAAGTGTGGAGAGTTTAAACTCTACAACTTCCAAGTAATAGGCGCACGTTTAGCGGAGGCGGGACTAGCTACACAGAAGGGATTTGGTATCTTTGATGATATGGGCCTGGGTAAGACGATGCAGGCTCTAGCCATATTAAGGTTTCATTCATCATTATACAGTCCCACAATGGTGGTAACAAAGAGTGCCATCAAGTTTCAGTGGTTTAAGGCTGCTATTCAATGGCTTGGGCCTGAATTCATTAGCCAGATTATCAGCACATCTAAAGACTATCTGATACCAGGACTGAAACTCTACATCATTCCATATGACTTGCTTCGCCGTTTTCCACGTGAGAAGTTACACAAGTTAGGTATTAAACTTGTGATTCTCGACGAAGTCCAGCAGATTAAGAATCCTGACTCATCGCGCACACAGGAAGTTCGTAAACTGGTGAGTGCTAATAGTGACTGTAAAGTCCTACCACTCTCAGCTACACCGTGGAAGAATAGAGGAAGTGAATTCTTCCCCGCGCTCAATCTAATGGACCCTATTAAGTTCCATTCATATCAGGGATACCTTGACCAGTGGGTAGATTACTTTTACGAAGGCCCTAAGAAGAAGATGGGTGGTATTCGTAATATTCCTAAGTTCAAGGCATACACTGAGTCACTCATTGCACGTAGGGAATACAATGAAGTAATGGATGAATTTCCTGATATAAATCGTATGAAGTTGCCTGTGCAGCTTGATGAGTTGCAACAGTCCACATACGATGATAGTGTGAGTGACTTCGTCGCTTGGTATAATGACTTCGTCCTATCAGGAGAAGAAGAAAACATCAATGGTATCGAACTACTAGCCAAGATGGCTAGGATGAGGCATATAACGGGCCTCGCCAAAATCCCAGCAACGCTCGGATTTATTGAACAATTTGTCAGTGATACTGACCGCAAGATGGTTGTATTCGTTCATCATAAGGATGTGGGCGAACTAATGTATGGGGCATTAATCAATACTGATAAGGAATCTAACCCTGATTGGTATGAATTAGCACAGACTCTCAAGGATGAGAAGATTCCAGTCTATCAGTATACGTCCAAACATACTGGTAAACCTGAAGGATATCAAATCCAGGAGGATTTCAATAATAACAAGCGATGCATTATGATTGCATCAACCCTCGCATGTGGTGAAGGACTCAATCTCCAGACGTGTGCTGATTCTATTCTCCATGAGAGACAGTGGAATCCACAGAATGAGGACCAAGCTACACCGGGCCGGTTCCGACGTATTGGACAGACGGCGGGGGTAATCAATATTACCTGTCCTGAGAGTGAGGGAACTATCGACGAACATCTTGATATCATCGTCGAAACCAAACGCGCACAGTTTCACGCCGCAATGAATAAAGGCGAAGCTCCTGTATGGAATGAAGGTCAATTCGCTAAGGAATTGGCTGAGATGATTGTCAAGAAGCATAAGAGTAAGAAGGCTAAGTCGGGTAAGCCTGTCACTAAGACTAACATCACTGCAATGGCTACAATGTAATGCCGAGGATTAAAATCAATTGTAGACCAATGGACCCTAAACACATGGAGGGTAGGCAAGTTATCCTCAATGTGGAGAAGGTTGATGTAGAGAAGGGAGAGATTCTCTGCACATTGGTAGCTGTGTCTGGTGACATTAAGGATGGAGCTATACCTGTTACACCTATTAGTGCTGAATGGGGGCCAACTAAACCATACTATGAGCCTCAGTCTGATATGTATCAGGAAGTAATGGGAATGATTGAAGCACTGGAACAGGATGCTTATGGCTCACATAACATTCGACAAAAAAGAAATAGAAAGGGTTAAGAGTAGGCAAGGAGTCTATTCAGCCCTCAATAAACCTGGAGTAATTATTGAGATGGAACCTGTTGAAAAGGCTTTCAAGAAGTATGCTAAGGCACACGGTTGTCAGGAAAAACAATTGCATATTGAATGGAAGCGTTTTGAGAAGATTCTATTTCAGACTTTGAGAGGTAAATAATGCCAGAAATAAATCCTCATAAGTTACATCCTAATGATTGGTGTAACGGTGATGGATTTCTCTGTTATGGGTGTCCAGCATGTCTTGGTGCTCAATTATCAAAAGGAATTGTAATGGCAGTAAAACCCAATTTAGAGAAACTAATTCTGGATGCAGTTAATACGCATAGCAGCATCCGCAATGTAGACCTCGTCCTCAATGTCATGTCTCACATCAATCCAACGATGTTTGACATTGTCGATTACGATGCGGCAATTGCACATCTATTAAGCAAAGGCGATATCATTGAAGTTGAAGTGATAATGCCTCAAGCTAACTACAGAGTTAAATCCATTTACTTTCCAAGAGGAACTGAGTTTGTCGAAATCAAAGACGCAACCCGTAAAGTACAAATCCGCTATGATGAATAAGGTCATAGTAATGGATGGTCAGGGAGCTATCGGGTCAGGGTATCTACTTAATTTCCCTGATGGTGGCTTTAAGGTAGCTGCGCTCACTGATTTACTCGGTAATGAGATGCCTCCGGGACACTATGATTTACGGCCTACTACTGAATCTTTCTTAGTTGTTGTGCCTGATAGGATTCAATAATGCCAAACTTGACTAATATCGAATACGAGTTCAGTGATTACGATGAAGCCTCCGCGGCTATTAATGCTTGGGATAGAGTAAAACCAGGTAACATCAATTGTATTCCATATCCTAAGTTTGAGATAGACTGGATAGATTTGAAACAGCATGACACGATTGTCATCTGGCTCAAACTCAAGAAGGACGAGTAATGGATAACAGTAGTGTCAACGAGACACTGATAGATACCGTAGTTGAGAACATCATGGGTGGCAAGAAGAATGTCATTCTAGATGCTACGGTTCTGTCAACACTTATGAACTGTGGACGCCTCGCGGATTTTCGATTCAACCATAATCTCCAGTCGATTAATGGTAGGTCAAATTCATTGGAGTGTGGCCTAATTGTTCATAAGTTTACCGAAGTGATGTATGGCAACATCATTAACGGTATGAAACGTGATATGGCAGTTCAGCATGGTATGGCTGCTGCTGAATTATATATAGCAGGATGCAAGTTCTGCACTGGTTTCCATCCTTCCGAAGCATTACCCAAACCCCCATGTGGACATAAGGTAGATGAGTTTCCTGGTGTGCAGAATACGCCCAAGGAAACGGAAGGATATAAGATTGGCTGGCATTGGGTATTAGATACCTGTGACCAGTATCAGCAACACTACAAGAATGACCATTGGGTTCCTCTTGAAGTAGAAGTAGTCAAAGGTAAAGTCCTCTACGAAGATGATGAGATTCGCGTATTGTGGAAAGCTAAGTTAGACCTCGTGTCTGACACTAATCAGGGTATATTCCCTGTAGACCACAAGACGATGAAGCAGCGTCGAGATACTATCTCATTGAACAATCAGTTTATTGGACAGTGCCTTATCATGGGGACGCGTAATGCCTTCGTCAACAAGATTGGTTTTCAAACGTCGCTCAAACCGGAAGAAAAGTTCCAGCGCACACCAATATCTTATAGTGCTCCTAGACTTCTGGAATGGCAGTCTGAAACCCTTCCCTATTACGCAAAGCTCCTCCTCATGTATGCCGAGACTGGACACTTCCCGCCCAATTACACTCATTGTGATGGGAAATATGGTAAGTGTGCCTTCGTGAAAGTATGTGAGTCTGACCCTGGAATGAGAGAAGAAACTATCAAACTTCACTTCTATGTCGGTCCTGTGTGGGACCCCACTAATGATGATGAGGACTAAATGGTCAGACAGACTACTGTTAAAGGATATCACATTCTGCGTGTGCCTCCGCGAATAGGTGAACTAGAAAGATGGGCTGTCGATTGGAAACGTAATCATTATGGGTATATCATCAAGGCTGTCTATAAGGGACATATTGGTGAAAAACCTGTAGTGTTTTGGTTCTGCCGTGCTGAGAAGCAGGTAGGATATCGACGATTCATTAATCAGAAGGTAGCTAACACTAGAACTCAGATAGTTCTGGAGTTAGCTGCAATGAGAGAAGGTAGAAATGTTGAAAGTATACGTAATCATGAATGATTGTCCCAGGGACTTCGGAGATATAGAGATGCTGAGAATCTATATCAATCGTAAGGATGCTCGTAAGTATGTAAAGACACAGAAAGGTGCGGCTCCCTACGAAAATCAATATCTCAAGATAGTTCCAATGAATGTGAAGACCAATGAGTAGCCATGCATGTAACTATTGTCTCTATCAATACTATCTGAAGGAATATGGAGATAAAGTAACTACTCAACCTAAAGAAATAAAAGGAGTAGGAACAGGAGTAGACGTATTTGTTGACGGTAAGTGGGTAAGCTGGTTTATGAAGTTACCAGACCACTGCTGTTGTTGAGGAATTATGAGTAAAGCAGCTAATCACATCCATCGATATAAGAAGGTCAATCTTTCACGTAAGAAAGATGAGCCGTATCTTGTATATCAATGCACTAAGCCACTCTGTTCTCACTACACTCCTATGGCACAAGCTGAGGGAAAGATGTGTGAGTGTAACAGGTGTGGTGAGGCTATGATTATTGGCCGCTCTACTCTTGTTCACTCCGGCGGAAAGCCTATGGCGAAGCCGCATTGCAATAGTTGCGTGAAACGCAAAACTAAGGCTGGCGTAGAAGATATCGCTGCATTTCTTAGTAAAGCAGGAGTATAGATGCCAAGTCTAGCAGACGAAAAACTTGATGCACTATTCACAATGCTCAAGGGAGAACCAGGAACACGTAAGTCAACATGTGCTCTATCATACCCTACTCCACAGTATTGGGTATCTACTGACCAAAAGATGGAGTCAATGGTTCTCCCCGCGAAACGTTGGGGAGTCAAGACTAGAGACATTACATACGATGACTATACTGACTGGGATAAGGTCAACGCTAAACTGAAGCAACTACAAGTTAACTGTCCTTATAAGACGGTTATCGTCGATTCAATTACGTCTATTGGTGATGCTATGACTTCACAAGTTAAGAAGTCTAAGCGTGCTGAGGGACAAGGTAAGACAATAGGTGGGATTCCTGTTAGTGGACTAGAGGAATTTAACGCCGAGAGTTCAGCGTTCCAAGAGTTGATAGCGCAGCTTAAGGATATTAACAAGTTCCACAAAGTTAATATCATTATGATTGCTCATGTCCTCGGAGCGCGTAAAGATAATGATGCGAATAAGCTAACGCATCATTCACGCATCATCGTTACTGGTGCGGAGAAGATATCAGCCAAACTTGCTTCATACATGACTGAGGTGTATCACTTTAACATCAAGCCAGCGTTTGAAGCAGATAAGGAGGGTTCGTATACCCTACTAACTACTCATACTGGTAATGACTACGCGAGAACTAGTTTGCCGCTTCCTAAAGAGGTTGAGTTTAACGACCAGCCACTATATGAGCGGTGGATTGCACCGGCTATCATTTCTCTGAATAACGAGAAGCCGGTTCAACGTATCTCCACACCAACAACACCAACCACAACACAACAACCACCAACAACTTCCGCTTTTGTGAAGTAGGAGAAACTACATGCCTGTAGTGTCATTCAGTGCGCGCGACTTGATGCGGGGTAAGATTATTACTCCCGCGTGGTATCGAGTCGTAATTAATAGCGTGGGGGAGGCACCTGCCAAGGCTTCTGAAAAGGGGCCATCCACGAACTATCCCGTTGAAGCTACTATTCAGTTCAATGGTGATGATGGCAGCACCGAGTTTGCTGGTGTGCCACTGGATTGGAATTTCAACAGCAAGGCTATTGGTTTTGCTGTGGGATACCTCCAGGCTTTCGGTGTGGAAGTTAAGGAAGGAACACGTTTCGACCTTAAGTCATCCGAAGGTAGACAGCTCGACGTATTCGTGGAGAACGATACTTATCAGGGACGCCTTGTCAACAGGGTGAACCACAAGTATCGCCCTATCCGTGAGGACGTTACCGCTATCGCGTAACTAACTGTTGGCCCACTGCTTCTAGCCAGTAGGATACTAATGTAATCCCTGAACTGACAGGGTGCCAGCAACTTAACCATAACTAGTAAACAGGAGTATACACAATGAACCCGATGTTCCTTTCACCCGCTGATGACGATACTGTTGACATGGACGAAACCTCCAAGTCTCAGGAAGTTCTCGAAGAAACCGACATCGAAGATGAGGGTGACGATGTCGATGATGATATCGAAGATGACGATGACATTGAAGATGTCGAGGACGAGACTGAGAAGACTCTCGACGAATAACAACATTCACTCATTAGATAGCCCCCAATAGTTTATTCTCAGAATGGAGAAAGGTCTGCGCCATTCAAATCTTTACTGTCTCAGATGTAGTAGAGATGAGGATAAGCGGCTTAAGTTTAATGAGTGATAGGTCCCCTACCATAACCGCTACGGCAACCTTGGTAGGGGGCCGCTCTAATATGGAGACTGATAGTGATTAACCGTAAGACTATTGAAACTACCATCGGTAAGACCTTCGCTGACAAACTGGATGAACTAGTCTTGGATATCAGCGAAGAACTGTCATTTACTCGACGTCAGATGATTGAGGATTTGGGATGTGCTAATTTCCTCGCAGCATATCGCTTACAGAAGGTTCTCAAGCGTCTTGACATTACGACAGTTAATAAGCTATTTAAGACGGACCCATTATCCCTCGCGCGTTCTAAGGGTATTGGAGAAACAGCTATCTACGTTGCAATGTGCATTCTCAACGCACGACATAAGAATGTTAGTGTGTGGTGGGGATGGAAGGAAACCAACACTCTGAAATTTAATGCCTTCAAAGAGAAGGCTATTAAGCAGGCGCGTAAGCGTCGGCATGAGGTATAACTATGAAACTCACTAGAGCACAGGAACAAGTTCTTATTGGTATTGGACTGTCAACAGTCCTTAATGGTCTATTGCCTGTCAAGGCTAAGAAGAAAAAGTCTGGGGCTAAATGGACCAAAGAACGTCGTGATAAGTTTTCTCAGACCATGAAGAAGAAATGGGCTGGGAAGAAGTAATTGCCCAGTTTTGCTAACGAGTATGCTGGCGACATACTAACTAATTCGACTGATTGACGTGAACGGAGCAAGATGACAATGGTGAAACTGTTTGAAACGCTACTTGGTGGTAATGGAGATAAGGCTCCAGACCCTGCTGATAGCGCCGAACCACGTAAGGAAGATAAGCGCGTAATAGGTAAGATTATCAAAGTTGATGAAGATGGGTGGGGTTTCATTACATCCAAAGACATCAAGTTTACGCGCATCTTTTTCCACTGGACCTCACTACGTCAAGACACCTTGAAATTTACTGACCTTAAAGTTGGCATGAAGGTGGAGTTTACCCCTGTGGAAGTGCAGGATAAGGGGTATCGTGCCATCAAAATTAAGGTCATTATAAATGACAAGGCACCAGGTAACTAGGAGACATTTCCTAAACCTAATAGCTCTCGGAGTAGCTGGTTTACACGTCAAAGAAATAGACGTGGACCAGCTACTTTGGGTTCCAGGCAAGAAGAAGATATTCATACCACCTTCTCCTGTAAGTAGTGGTATGTCTTATCATCAGATTATAGACCTGGAGCTACAGCGCATTATACCTCACTTAAAAACACTATTTGAAAGGGATGATACATTCTATAAAGTTCTATCGCGCTCGGACGAACGATGACCTTTTTAGAACGGTATCAACAAGAAACTACTTGGCACGGACGCGCTATGGTGATGGAGATATACCATCTTGCCATGCGCTCTAGGTCTGCCAAATGGACTATTGAAAAGACTGCCGCACATTTTGAAGTTTCCATAGGGTTAGTCAGTGAAAATCTACGATTAGCCCACGCACTCCATATCAATCCAAAACTTGTTGAAGTTGAGACTCGCCAAGATGCTCTCAAGAGGGTAAAGTAATGTCTAAACTCTGGCAACCACAGGATAGAGACGTTATTAATCATTGGATTAACACTATTCTTGATGAGGCATCTGATGACCTTAATCCTTGGGAACTGAAATTCATTAGTGATATGGAGATTCGACTAGCTAACGGTTGGTCTTGGACTCAGGCGCAAGAAGAAAAACTGGAACAAATCTATGCCAGCAAGACAGCATAATACAACTGACGAAAGCTTGTTTGAGAAGCGTGCTGCCCACGCATTAGATACCTGTGCTCTATGCGAGGAAGAAATTCCACAGGACAGACTTATCCTTAAGCATAAAGAGACAGGTAAGATTATCTGTCTGATGTGTGTCATTGAGTTTGCTAAAGTATCATGAGCGACGAAAAGAAATACATACCTGGTTATGGTCCTTTAGGGGCCAAGATTATGGTGCTAGGTGAATGTCCTACGTATGAGGACAATCAAGCTGGCAAATTATTCTCTAAGTCAGGCGAACTCAAAAGACTCCTACAGGAATCAGGTATTAATCCTAATGAATGTTGGATGTCTGCTGTTTCTAAATACCATGTTCCCCCTAACGTGGGCAAGAAAAAGATACCCTTTGCTGTTCGTGCTAAAGCAGCAGGTATCGACATGCAACAACAACTAACGGACCTACAAAATGAGATTAACGCTATCAAGCCTAATTGTATTCTCGGTCTTGGTAAGACTAGTCTATGGGCATTCACTGGTAAAACTGATATTACTAGCTATCGCGGCTCTATTCTTAACGGCATGGGGCGTAAATTTGTTCCAACGTATAATCCCGACCATCTCTCGTGGCAAGCGACAGATGTGGAATTTAAGGGATACTGGAACAGACAGATTATCATCTTCGACATTAAACGAGTTAAGACGCAATCATCCTTCCCCGACTTCAGGCTCCCACAACGAACATTACAGATAGCTCATAACTCCTATGAGTTGTCTCAGTTCTATGCCCGATATAAGCACTTAAGAAAACTAAGTGTTGATATCGAAGCTAATGGAACCTGCATACCTGTTTGTGTGGGCCTCGCATTCAATAAGCAGCATGGTATGACGGTGCCTCTCTGGAATGAGGGAGGTATCAGTAACATACCTACATCCGATTTAGTTCAGATGTGGATTCTGCTTGCGCAGATTCTATTTAGCCACGACATCATAGGACAGAACTTCAACTATGAT